TGCACCATAATTTGAACTGTTGATACCAGCATTAACGTAATAAGCGTTATTGTTGTATATCGCAAAGTCTGTAGATGCTATAGCACCAGAGCTTGTGTTCTGAATATTAGAGTAAACATATCCATTAAAACTGGCTTGCGCCGAGTTAACAATGTTTGTATCTTGGTAGTTGAGAGTGCCATAGTTAATAGCACCAACTGTAGCGGGATTGGTAATCGACCCAGTAACTGTAACTGTTGTAGCAGTAATAGCGCCGAATGTATTGACAGAAGATACTTTAACAAAATCCCCTGCTACCGAGTTCCAGTAAATAATACATTTCTCGCCATTGGCAACTGTCACGCCTGTTGTCGGGCCTGTTACTCCACGAACAGTAATGGTATATCCACCCGATGTAGAGTTATTGACCACATACATCTTTGACGAGTTAGGAACATTGATATTCCTATTTGCCGTTCTAGCTCCAGTGCAGAGTAACTGCATATACTGGGCAGAGGTAGAACTAAGATTAGTACCTGAACTCGATCCGTTGGTGATGGTAAGGGTTACATCTGCGTCTGTAGTAATCGACTGTGTGCCTGCGACAGAAGCATCAATGTATTGAGTAATACCATTTGATACGTCATCTCCCCATGTACCTGATTCAGTACCTGTGACTGGTAGCGCCAGTCCTAGTAGGGTTGTATAGTTAATTGTCATTCATCACTCCTAAATCTTAACCCAATTGGGGTTTTGAGCATCGTTAATGTTCGTCCAACCCGGCGTTTCTGAATCGTTTATCTGCGTCCAACCTGGTGTCTGTGCGGTGCTAATAGCATTCCATGTCACAGTCTGAGAATCATTGATATTCTGCCATGAAGGAGTCTGGCTGTCATCTATTAAATTCCACAACAGTTTACCAAAAACTGAGTCAGTTATGGTAATTGTTTCACCAATCTGGACGAAAAATATACTGCCTGCCGAGGATACCAAGTCCGTTACCGATACCGTCTCAGACACAGTATTCTGCGCTGTCAGAGTATTGGTCAATGAATCCATCAAAGAGATGGTTTCAAAGATAGCCAATAGACTGGATACCCCAGCGTCTACTGCATCCAACGCCACCGCCGTCTCAGACACAAATAGCTGAGATGAACCCCCCGCAACATAGTTGTCTGTAACAGTTGCTGTCTCACTATCCGTAGCCGTGTAAATAGAACCGCCTACCGAGGTGTCTGTTACTGTAGCCGTCTCAGAGATAAAGCAAGCAAATGTCTGCGTGGTAGATATAGAATCTGCATCTACGATTAGCTCGGATATGAATGTAGCAAACGTCTGGGTAGTACTGATTGAATCTGTGGCAGTTGCTGTTTCAGATACATTGAGTGAATAAATGGGCTGAGAAGATACAGTATCGGTCGGGCTGATCGTTTCGGAAACCGTGTTGACATAGGTCGGTGCGACAGTAACTGAGTCCAACAATCCCTGTCCGCCCCAGTTTGAATAACCCCAAGTGGCTGCACCCCATCCAGTCCCAAGCCCCTCAATGATACTCAGTCCTACTGTAATCGTTTGCAGTACAGAATCCGTGACCGTAGCTGTTTCAGAAACAATAGCATTTGTCAAATAACTAGTCGTGATGGTATCTGTGACTGTAGCCGTTTCACTGATTGCATTAGCCAATACGCTAGAGGCATTTTCTGACTCTGTAGCCGTAGCCGTTTCAGCTATATTTCCATTCAAACTAATATAATCTGTTACTACATCCACGAGAGAAGATGATCCTCCCCAGACTCCCTGACCCCAGGTGTTAGCACCCCAAGTGGCTTGGAATCCTTCGCTAATTGCTACGCTCGATGTACCTGACGGGTACTGGGTAGAGGTAACTGATGCAGTTCCTCCCCAAATATCACTACCCCACGCAACAGAACCCCATCCACCGTTATTGGCGGTTTCAGTTACTGATGCGTTGTAGACAGCCATTAGGTTGCAACAAGCTGATTTTCGCTAAACCATCTGCTTTGGACGATGTTGTTTTCATCAGTCCAAGAGATTAGGTAATAAATGTTACCAGAAGGATCCATCTGTAAAGCCTCAACTGGGCCAGCAGGATCAACAGGTGCGGGTGTGACTTTTACATTCTCACCAATAGTGAATTTAGCGGCCATGATAATCCTTAGCAGTTAGCGGTATAAGTGACGTTCAATGTGTCGCCCGACAGCACAGAACGGTTACCAGTCGTAAAGCTACCAGCAGAATACAAAGTACCTGTAGTGCCTGACTTGGTGTTGCTCGTGGTTAAGAACGCACCTGCAATAGTGCCTGTAGCGTTAATACTAAATGCTGTAGCAGAGGTAGAAATAGTGCCAGTACCAGCAGAGCCAGCCCCACCCCCAGAAGCGCTAGCGGAGCCAAAAGCAGCAGCAGGACGAGTCGATTGAGAATAGCCAACATTTTCTGTCCACCCCGAGTGAGAAGCCATCGTATCGGCAGCGTTATAAGTGGGGCTAGAAGCGCCATCCACTAAGCCAAGATACCAAGCCGCAGTATAAGAAGTACCTGCAAAATACTTGTTCAACAGGTCAGTTTTACCCACGTTGACTACTAGATTCTTGAATGTATCTTGCCAACGAATAGTTCCATCAGCAGCCGTACAAGTGACTGTATAGTTGCCTGTGACGCTCGTATCTTCAGAGATAGACGAGTTAGACGAAACAGCTACTGCCGCTGCCTCCGTAGGTTTAATGTTTTCATTTTGCATGATAGCTCCTAGTTTGAACTGCGGATTAACGCTGAAGTTGCCGTGTTTGCTGGCATTGTGATGGTAAAGTTTACCTGCGATTTGTCAGATCCAAAATCAATCACGCAGATGGATTTATTGCCTTTGCTCACGTTGTACAACAAAGCACATCTGGCCATCAGATTAGAGTTAGTCCAGACTACATTGTTAAAGTTAACATAGGCTACATAGCCTGACGTATTAACTGTTGCCCCGGTCACTAAATTCCCACCTGCTGTATATCCTGTCCCGGTGATCTCATATGTAGTCGTGTAAACAGTAGTATCAGCGTTTAAACTAGCAAAGCTAGTGTAAAGAGCCATCTTCAGCGTATCAGTCAATAGATTATGAACGCCTTGATAAAGCTCTGCCTTAAAACTGGTTGTTTGGGTTTGGACTATCATTCAACTTTAACCCTTACTTGACCATCACGATAAGCATCACCACGTTGTTTGCCATCACCCAAGTTCTTGAGTAGAGTGATTGCCTGTGTGTATCTATCTTTGTACAAGGCCACCATGTCTGCGTCACCTTTGACATAGGTAATAGCTTCATAAAGCACTGCATTCATGAGTGCCGTATCAAAGTTATCACCCAACCATGTCTCTCCACCAGCGTTAGTAACACCTGTCACGGTTAGTGTAAACCCTGATCCAGAACTTCCTATTGTGGCTGATAACTGATCACCCACGGCGTAATAACATCCTTTGCTGACCAATGTTACAGAAGTGACAACGCCGCTGCTAACAACAATAGTAGCAGTAGCGCTATTGCCAGTCCCGCCAGTAAGAGCAACATTGTAATAAGTGCCATTTGTATAACCAGATCCTGCTGCCGTGATTGTCGTTGTACTCAATGCTGCCTGAATAATTGAATCAGGATAATAAAAATAATGCAATTCTGCGTTGTAGTTTGCATTGGGCGTTGGCCCAATAATGAAGGTTAATTCATTCATGTTCGCAGAGTTAGGGCCAAAGATAGCATAGTATTTTGGCTGTCCTGTGACACTTGGATCTGGATAAGCTTCCCGCATGTAATTAACGTCTTTGTTAATTAGATATAGGAAGCTTCCTGTCGTACCAGTCTGTGGGTAAATAGCCAAAGAATAGGTAGACAAGAAGTCAAACGGGGCGGATAGGTATTGATTACCGGAAGTCAATGTGCCAGTGACGTTCTTCCGCAGCTCTTGAATCTGAACAGTATTGTATATACGTTGTTCAGCCTGCTGAATCATGCGATTCAGATCCACCGTAGGGAAGTTATTCTCTACGTAATCATTAACTGCGGTAACTAACTCACTGTAATACATTATGCCATCGGCCCTCTGGCCATTACGCCTTTAGTTGCTGCACCTGTTCCACGAATCTTGATGCCGCTAGTTTTGACTTCGTCATTGTTGCCAATTGAAACGCCACCGTTTAAAGGTGTCCAATTCTTACGAGTTGGCATATTTACGGGCAAACCAACATCATCTTCGATGTCCATCTTTTTATTGCCTACATGTGGCTCGGCATAGACTTCAGCACTGCCGTTCTCTTTGCCGCCACTCATGTGTGAATACTTGGCCATATTAACCACCTCTTCCAGATTTGTGTTGATAGCCAACTTTGGCCAAATTCCTACCCATTGCCTTCATGGATTCACTGGTAACACCAGCCTTACCGCCTGCGGAAAATTTCTTGCCGCTAGGATGCATACGCTTTTCATGGCCTTTGACTTCTTTCTTGGCCTCAGTGTCAGCAATTTGTTTAACTTCTTTTCTGTCCATAAAACCCCCTAAGATGATGTAATCGTAACTGTTCCAACCGCCGTTGTTGCCACCAAATAATTAGGAGTTAATCCGACATCATTTGCTGAAGCACCTCCAACAGGGTTCCATCCCCATTGGATATCCCTTGATCCACCCGTTGGATAACCACCAAAACCTGTTAGGTTTAAATCTAATCCGTTTAAACCTGCCGTTGTGTATGTGATATCTGGCCTTGGCTGTCTTACAGCCTGTGGATCATCCACCGGATACATCCCCAATTGGAGCTGCGGGTGATCTGGATCCCAGCATTCTTCACAAACTTTCAATTGATATAGTTTAGTCTTTATGACCTCGAACTTCAACTGTTTTAGCTTATACCGCTGGCCACACCGATCACACTCGGCAATAGAATATTTACCGGATGCGAACCTGTTTCCCATTACGTACTGCCTCCGCCAATGAACATCTGACGAGGTACAAAGCGTATCGCAGCTTTCTCACGATCTTCACCAGCCGCAAAATTAAATTGTTCTTCATATTGAGCCTTTAACATTTCTACCCTGCTTTGCAATTCAGGTGTCTTGCTGGCAATATAAAAGGCCAATCCTGACACCAAGGCAGGCAGGAATCTAAAATTCATATCGGGAATCTCTACGCCGTTACCCGCATCCTGTATCCTACGCATTCTCCAATACACAAATGTATAGGTCGTAGATCCATCAGGAGTTGGCCAAACGGTAAAAGCAGGTAGGCGCTGTAGATAAACCTTGGTTGTAGTAGTGTAGGACGATGCTGTTGTATTGTTTTGCGCCCTGAAACAGTTTTCCAATACATTACCAGTAATGTAGCTATAAAAAATCGTTTCTGACCCCAACAAGACATATCCAAACGCAGGGAAGCCAACTGTTGAGGTTAATGTAATTGTGGTATCTGTAGTACTTACTGCGCTGGCCACAGTAATGGCTGCGTTGGATGAGTCATACATGGGAGATGTTTCCCCCGCCGCACGTTGAACCCAAACTTGAATTGGTCTTGCTTGGACTAATTTATTGGGTATTGTGGCATAGGTGCTGATGCTGATCCTTGTAATGTTCAAGTCAGCTTGATTATTCTGCTGGTTGGCATTGGTTCGGATTACATGATCCAGCAAATCAATGGTGTCTTCTGGCAAAGGATATGTGTTTAAACCTTGCTGTAGGGTTACTGTACCTTCATCAAAAGTCCACATATCCAAACCACGGTTTTGCCATTCAATGGTTAGAAAGTTCATTGACCTACGAGCTGTGCGTAGGTCATATCCTGAGCGTAGCTCTCTCCCAGCACGTTCCCACGCTTCTTCTGCAATTTCTGTGAAGTCAGGGGAAAACCCTGTTGTGCCGGAAGTTGTGGTCATTTTGCCGCTCTCATATTGTCAACCAAATTAGGGTAAGGCCTTCCAGCAGCTTTGGCTATTGCTTTTGCCTTAGACTTCTTGGAAGAACTTAGCTTTTTTGGTTTGCCTAAATCTTTAGGACGGGGTTTGTCCCAGACTTCCCCGCCCTCTTTGTACTCTTCAACAGCATTAGGATTATCTTTTCGGATAATCTTTTTGCCTGATGGCATCTTGGAAGGGTTAATAGCTCCCATGCCACGGCTTGCCATCATCTCATCACCCCTTTGGTGAAACCTTTTCTAGCTATACCATCACCACGCTTACTGGCTGAAACAACACCGCCTTTGGCGTAAGCTTGGGTTTTACCGCCTTTGGAGTACTCCCTGCCAGTTCTTGGGTTTCTGGAAGAGGGTTCAGCAGCCAATGATGGATCCATACCCATGTTATTTAGCATTTGCTGACGCATTGCTGGTGTGGCAGCTTTCCATTGGAGCGAATTTTTAAGGCTTGTTAGCCTAGCATCTGGAGGATTGTATGCAGGCCTAATTGGATTATTTGCACTATCCGTTAGTTCTGCATCAGATACAGCGGCCTGTGATGGGCCTGTAGGCTTAGTAGCCGCAGGAGTAACAGGTTTTTTCTTGGCTGGTGCAGCAGGCTTTACTGCTGGTGTTTGGCCAATATTACCTGTGCTGTCATAGTCATTCTGACCTGCGTTTAAAGCTTGATTGCTTGCCAATACATCCGCAGCACTTTGTGTCTGCGTTGGGGCTGGTGCTGCTGGCGTAGCTGGCGCAGTATCTGTTGGAACAGGGCTTGCGCCAGGAATGGTTTTATCGGGCTGATCTTGGCCTTTTGCATAGGCGTACAAGGCAGCCAAAGCTAGAGGCGTAAGATTCATGTTAACCCCTTACTTGGAATAACCACCGCCGCACATTGCTTTGATGTGATCATCATGCAATTTATGGCCTGCTGCGTGTTCTTTGTAATGCTCAGAATGATGCATATGACCTCCAACCATATGTTCTTTAAGATGCTCTTTAGGCATCTTGTGGGTATGATCATGTGGAGCTTTACCGTGGGGGATAAAGGGTACGTGTGCGTCTTTCATGTTGACTCCTTATTTGCGTTTGGGGGATTTAGTGCCAATGTCATTGCCAGCCATCTTGGGCATCATGGCCCGAGTATGTCCTCTTTGCTGAATAGCATGTTCGCCACGTGGTAGATTTCCCTTTTTGAGATCTCCACCTTTTTCCATTTTTGATGGTTGCATACGAGCTTCTTTAATGCTACCGCCTTTGGCAAAGGCTTTGCCGCCTGTAGCCATCTTTTTACGGTACATCACAGCAGCATCACCACCTGTTTCAGAACCATAAAATCCATTTTTCTTCCAGTTAGCGGGTTGCCTACGATCCAAGCCTTGTTGTTTGTTCATGTAATCACGCAGGCTTAAACCAGATTTTTCCAATTCTTCCTTGGTAACAACCTTTTTCTTTGGGGTTGCTGCCATTTTTGGAACTGGAGTAGGCTCCATATCTTGGGCTTGGCTACTGTATTTCTGTCCAGTTTCTTCATCCATATCAGAAGAAACATTAGATCCGTCTTCGCCGTCATATCGTTTTGTTCTCATGATTGATCCTTAAATAGTTCTGCCGCCCATTTTAGGCATTCTTGCTTTGGTATGGCCTTTTTCTTGAACAGTATGTTCGCCATGAGGACGCTTACCACTAGCAGTAACTTTCTTCATGGGTTCACCTAAAGAATATTGACCGGGGACTGAACCGCCTTTGGCAAAAGCTGCTCCGCCAGCTTTCATGGCTTCTTTCAAATGATGATGGGCCATTTTCATATGCTCATGTGGTTGCATCTTAGCCATGCCACCTTTTTTCATTCCCATGCCCATACCGGGAGCTTGTGCCGCCATAGGAGGACGCTTGGCTGCCATCATGGCTGCTAACATTTGAGGGTTAACCCTGCCACCACGTGCCATTCCTTTGGCTTCTTCACGCTCTTCTTTTGCGATTTTCTCAAGCTGTTTAGCCTGACGCATTTCCATTGCTTTTGATTCTTTCATAGATCCACCTTGTTTAAACGAATGGCCTTTATCGGCCTCACTAAAATCTTTCCCCACGCTCTGGGGAACTCCTGCTTTCTTGGCGAATGCTGGATTGTGAGCCACCGCTGCCATGAAATTGTGTTGTTTCTTGCTAGTACTTGGCATATTAAATTACCTTTCCTTTGGTCAATCCTTTGATTGCACATCCATCCGCACAATGCCAAGCCCGAAGACTTTTATTGATGCGGCTATCTGGATCATTTGCAGTTTTTGCCGATGTTAGTTTTGCCTTCATTCCTGACATTCTGGCGCAAAAAGACTTCTTCCTTGATCCGCCCTCGGGTTGGGGAGGCTTTAAATTCATCCCCTCCTTCTTTGCGGATGCCCGTCC